CTACATGGTCAGATAATACATAAAAACAAGGAGAAATGAATGAAGTCATTCAAGAAGATCGCCCTTATCGTGTCTGCAGCACTTTTGGGTTCAATGGCAGTAGTAGCACCAGCACACGCTGGAGTTCCAACAGTTGCCGTTACTGTTAATGCTGTAGCAGATAATGATGCTAATACAATCGCAGGCGCTGCGGTTGCTACAGTACCTGCAGACAATAAGGTTGAGGCAGTAGATGCAGTTAAGTTTGCACTTACAAATGTTGATGCAGGAACAAGCGTTGTAGTTTCAACTACAAAGGCTACAGTTGTCCCAGCACTCCATACTGCAACAACACCAGTCACATCCAAGTCTGGTTCAAATACGCTTACTATTAATGTAGGTACTGGTACAACAGCAGACTTTTTTGTTTACACAACAACAACTGAAGTTGGAACTGTTACTATTGTTAATGGTGCAAACTCCCTTACTTATTATGTAAAGGGTACTGCAGGTGGAGCATACAATCTTGATGCAACAGTCAAATCTGATGTAAGCACTGCAAGCATCGTAGAAAATACAGTTAAGGTTACAGATATTTTTGGCAACATTGTTGGTGGAGTTACCCCAACTGTTACTGTCATTGGTGCAACCATTGAGGTTGCTGCTGGTGCATCTGATGCTACAACTGGTATTTCAAAGTTTAGTGTTAAGTATCCAGCCACTGCTGGTCAATCAGCAATTAGCATTGCTCTTCCAGGAGCAGTAACTGATGTTGATGGTCTTGATGCTGCAAAGAAGTCAACTGTTAAGTTTGTTACCGTATCTGACCTTGCTTCTGAGGTAACAGCACTTAAGGCAGTTGCTGCAAAGGCTACTGAAGATCTTGCTGCAGAAAAGACTGCACATGCAAAGACTAAGGCAGAACTTGCTCAGGCTTTGGGTAGCGTTGATCTTGTAACAAAGACTGCTGCAAATACAAAGGCTACACTTGAGGTAGAATTAGCAAAGGCAAAGGCTGACCTTGCAAAGGCACAGTCAGACCTTAAGGCTCTACAAAAGAAGTATGCTGCTCTTCTAAAGAAGAAGAAGTAATACCTATAAATCAAGGGGCAGGTTGAAATATACCTGCCCTTTGTGCTATAATAATATAGTATCTGCCTAACGGGGATACAAATAAACTCGCTGAAAAGGAGCAAAAATGGTAACAACATTTGCTATGGATCTTTTCAAAGATCCTTTTTTTATTGGATTCAACCGTGAACTAGATAGGTTGAACAAGGTACACTCAATTAATGCTGGTGGATTTCCACCATATGATTTACTTAAGTTAGATGCAGACAACTATGTTCTAACTCTTGCAGTCGCAGGGTTTAGCAAAGATGATCTTGATATCTCAGTAGATAATGGCACACTTATTATTAAGGGTGAACAAACAAAAGAAACTGAAGCAGAAGTATTGCATAAAGGAATCGCTGCAAGAAAGTTTACTCGTTCGTTTGCACTTGGTGAGTATATGGAAGTAACTAGCGCTCAACTTCTTGATGGAATGTTAAATATTAAAGTAACACGCAACATTCCAGAAGAAAAGAAGCCAAAATCAATTAAAATCAAATAAATTCACAGACCTGAGCATGTCTTTAAACTGCTCATTTTTTAATATAATGTTATAATAATCCTATCAGACTACCCAGTTTGATTAGGAGAGATAACTTTGAAAAGGATTGCCCGAATCCTGGCAGTACTATGTATAGTGTTTGCCACATCTTTTTTTGGCTTTGCTGATTCTGCTGGAGCAACAAACACTAACGGTATAAACGCACAAGTTTATAATTGTAATGGATTTAATGCTTCTCCACCTAGACCGTGTAGTCAAAATTCCTTAATAAATACTACAACCGTATCTACAATAGATTTTGACTGGAGTAGTGGACCAGTACTTAGCAATAGATACGAAGATGTAGAAGTTAAATTTACTGGCTACATTATGTCTCCAACTACAAAGACGGTAACTTTTTATGCACCTGGAGACGATGGAATACATTTTACCTTCAATAACATTGTTTTAATTAATGACTGGTACGACAAGGGTGGCGGAGGAAGTATAAGCCAGCCAGTTACTTTGCAAGCAAATACTCCATACCCGTTCACACTTTGGTTTTATGAAAATGGGGGAGGAGCAAATGTATGGCTATATTGGAATGAAGGATCTGGAGATGAAATTGTTCCTGCTTCTGTATTTTATTTAACAGAACCAACTCCACCACTTCCCCCTTCTTTAAATGCGCCAACTGGATTATCATTATCAACTCAATCAGAAAGTATAACTTTATCTTGGACTGCACCAACACCTACTGAAGCAAATACTGCAGTAGAAAGGTATGCAATTAGTTGGTCTACAACAAATTTTACAACTAATGGCTGGGGAATAGCAACTGGAAATGTTGGAAGTGAAACAGCATTAAATACATCTATAACAATTCCATATAGTGTAATTACTACGAATGGAACAGGTAAAGAATATCAGTTTAAAGTAAGGGCAGACAATGATAGTTTGTCAACTTATTCTCAGGACTCAAATATAATTAGTTTGTATATCCCATCACCGTTACCATTTACTCCACAACATACAATAAATGAAAATGAATCTATAGTTATAAATGCTCCAGAGGGTAAATTAATAGATCAAATAAGTGGTTGGTATGGACACCCAAATGATGGTTCTCAAGGAATAAATGTTTCTAATCAACTTACACAACAATTTACAAACTTAGCAACAGCAAATATATCTGCTACAAACGCTAATTTTACAGATCCAGTTCCAGGAGTAGGTAAAATATTAATATTATCTCTTACTTATAAAAATGCTCCCGAACCAGAACCTAGCCCAACCCCAACACCGACACTAACCCCAGAACCAACACCAACGCCAACCCCAGAGCCAACACCAACCCCGACCCCAACGCCAACCCCAGAACCAACCCCAGAGCCCTCTCCTGAGCCACAGCAGCCTCCTGCCCCTCCTGTAGAACCTTCTCCACCATCTCCCCAACCACCTACTCCTGAGCCTCCCCCAGTTCGTCCCCCAGATCCAGTTGTTCCACCTGTGACTCCAGTTGACGAACCAGATCCTCAGCCAGAGCCTGAGTCTGAGCCAGAGCCTGAAGTTCCTTTTGAACCAGAACTACCAATTGATGAAACTCCAACTGATACACCTGATCTCCCAGACGATATTGAATTAGATCCAGTAATTGTTCCAGAAGATCCAGATCCGATTGAAGACCAACTTCCTGAGCCAGAATATCCCGTTCAAGATAATATAGAGACTGAAGTTCCTCAAGAGACCATAGATACGGCTCCTGAAATTCAGGATGATTCTCAGGATAGTTCATCTGACACCATAGAACAAATTATACAACAAGAAGTAGAAAAGGTTGTAGAAGAAATAGGATTATCTGAAAAGGATGCTGAGTTATTGGCAGAATTAGTAAAATCTGATCCAATAATTGCACAAGCAGTTCAAGAGTTTAGTCAAAGAGCGAAAGAAAATGCTAACGCTCCTATGCCTTATACATTAGCAGACGTTGCTACAGAGTTGCAAGCAGAAAAAATTGTTGCAGGATTAACTGAAGCGTTTACAGATCCAGCAGTAGCATTTGCAGGAGCAGCAGAAAGTTTTGCAGAACTTGCAAATTTTGCAGGGGATTTATTGTCAAGTCCAGGTGAAGCATTAGCAAGTCTAGGTTCAGACATGACAGATGATCAAAGAGAAAAAGCACAAGAAGTTATTATTCCTGTGATTATTGTTTCACAGGTAGTTAATGCAATATCAAGTATGTTATCAGCGAGGAGGATGTAATGAAACTAATTAAGAAAATAATTAAAGGGTTTCTATCCTGGGTTAAGGACTCAACAATAGAAATAGCAAACCAAACATTTACCTTGCTTGGATTTTTTATTGCTTGGCTTACCCTAACAGGAATGGCTAGAACTATAGTTGGTTGGGCAATTGTTTGGTCAACCGTTGTTTGGCTTGTAACCCTAAGAATCCGAAATAAGAAGGGAGAATAATATGGCAAAATCAAAAGCAGTAGTAGAAGAGCCTACCCAAGTTGGATCAGGTGCAATTGCTAGTATCAACAATATTCTTATGCGTATTGTTGCAGTATTTGCAGCATCTGGCCTAAGTGTTATAGGTGCTGGAGCAGTTGTAGGAATTAGCACCTTCCATGCAGTGGTTCTTGCTGGTACACTAGGAGTAGCCACAGTAGTTGAAAAACTGGCTCGTGGATTTCTGGATGACGGCAAACTTACCATTGAAGAAATCAATAATGCATTTTCTGCAGTGGACAAAAAGGGCAAATAAGACATCCTAATCTGGGTTGTTTGACACGATACCCCTCTGATGGTACAATAGATATACGTGCTATCAAAGGGGTATTTGTGACTTGTATTGCTGTTGTTCGCAAAGATGAAAAAATTTATATGTCAGGCGAACGTGGTGTATCAGACGATGATATCATGTTGCCCTCATCAACACCAAAAGTATGGCAATTAGGTCCCTACATTATGGGATATGCAGGAAGTATGGATGGTGAGCGCATCCGTCATAACTTTAAGCCATCAGTTCCATCTGGAAATAATTTACATAAGTTTATGTATACAAAATTTATCAAAGAGTTAAAAGATTTTTATCAAGATTGGTGGGTAGATACCACAAAAGATTCTGACTTTGGAATGATCATTTGTGTTAAGGGTGAAATATTTGAACATAATGCAGCCGATATGTCATTAACACAATATAACAATGAATACCTTTCAATGGGTTCAGGATCGTCTTATGCTATGGGATACTTATTTGCAACAGAAAATCAAAAAGATGCACGTAAAAGATCTATTGGCGCAGTAGCATCTGCAATCAAATTTTCAACATCGTGCATGGGTCCTATTGACACTGTAAGTATTTAAGGATATACTATGAATATGAATAATTTTGATAATGAAGAATTAACAGAAGATGAAAAAGAGTTTGGTATTTGGTTAGCCAACGGCATTGATCGTGGTTGGGTAAGCAATCCATATTGTCATACACACGATGGTGGATATGAGTTTATGAGTGAAGAAGAGATTGAAGAATGGGAAGCAGGGGGAGATCCTTGCGAACATGTTCTTAGAATTTTCATTTCATAATAATTGCCTCTTTAGCATAGTGGTAGTGCCCCCGCCTTGTAAGCGGGTTGCGTAAGTTCGATTCTTACAAGAGGCTCAACAAGGAGGACATATGCAAAAAGACTTAGTAGATGATTCATATTGGAATGATGCTAGAGAAGTTGATTCTAATGTTAATGTTTTAAGTTTGGGTTTAATAGAATATAAAAATGCTATATCAGATCCTGGTCAATTGATTAATACTGTTGAATTATTAGACGAAAAAATTAAAAACAACAAGGCTAGAACAGCATTAAAACAATGGGAAAAATGGAATTATAGCCATGACAAAAACAATAAAATAACTTTTTGTTTGGCAAAATATGTACCGTTGATTTCAGAAATAAATGTCAAAGATATGTTTTATGAAGATCAAATATTAATTTCTCAACAATTACACAATGCTGTAGATAATGGAATATCAAAATACTACGATGTTTATCCAAGAGCAGAAAAAGAGATTAATTCAAAAGAAAGATTTACAAGGCTATTAAAATATACTGGTGGTGGTTTTATGCCAACTCATTCAGACCATAGCACTAGCACTAGAACCATCTCAACAATTTTATATCTAAACGATGACTATGATGGTGGAGAACTATATTTTCCATATCCAGATATTTTAATTAGACCAAGCGCAGGAAGTTTAATTGTCTTTCCATCAAACTTTATATATGCCCACGAAGTTAAAAATATTAAAAGTGGAGTTAGATATTCATTTCCAAATTGGTTTCATAATTCTAAAAAACAAAATTTAAGTGAAATAGATCCTGAAAAAATAAAGCAGTCATATGAATAATTATAGATTTAATAATGTTTTGGGATCAAAATATTGGGTCAATTGTTACAATAAAAGTTTTACAGAAATACAACAAGAGTCAAATTTGCCACTACATTTTAGAGAAAAACATTATACAAAAACAATAATTCAACCTATAAACAACTATGCATTTCATTACTCCCCATTTCCAGAAATAATTATCGATGATTTTTTAATACTAAGACAAAAAACTCATGCCGAAATTTGGATAGAGCCAAAAGGAAATGCGCTGTATGCCCTAGACAAAACATGGCAAAGACAGTTTTATCCATCTGTAACTATAAAAAATGATGAAGAATGTTTTAATGCGGTTTATAAATTTTATACTCCATGGGTTATAAATAAAAATATTACTGTTAAAGTTTTGCCCACAGAGGATTCTCCGTTTAAGATTATTACAAATACAATTACTTTTAAAGAAGGTTCTAAAGATGGACAGTGGATTGATTTTTTAATTAAAAAAGAAGGTCCACATATGAAGAATAAAGAGTATGGGATTGTTAATATCAATAGCAATGCATTTGATATAATTGTTGAAGATAAAAACACAATAAATGAAATAATAAAGGAATTTAATGGACAAAATTATAAAATATATACCGACAGATAAACAAGGATTTATATCTGGAAAATTAACACCTCCAGTTGAAGCATCTAAAAAGATACCATCTTGGTATAAAGACTTAGCAAATTATGGCGGTACAAGCAACGACCTTAGAGATCTTAATCCAATTAATGACAGAGGTAGTGATGGATCTAACGTATCCACCAAGTTGTGCCTACCATTTTTAGATGCAATGATTTCTGGGTATATTTATTGTTTAGAAAATGATCTTAGTGTTTCATTAAATGATAATGGTGAGCCAGAATTATCTTGGGATGCTGAAATAATGTTGATGGATAAAAGACCACATGTTGATATGACGATTCCTTCTGATTGTTATCCAGTTCAGTTTGGTGTTAAGATGAATTGGTATCAAGAAACCCCCTCAGAATATTCTTTATTGTTTACACATCCATTTAATAGACCAGAACTTCCATTTTATGTTCCTTCTGGAATTGTAGATACCGATATTTGGGGGCTACCACTTTTTATTCCATTCTTTTTAAAACAAGGATTTGAAGGAACAATACAAAAAGGAACTCCAGTAATTCAAATGTTGCCTATAAAAAGAGATAGTTGGAGATTGGAAATTGATTCATCTGATGAGTCAATTAATAAACATGAAGTTAGGCAGGAAAAAAGAAGATCTCATATTACAGCACATTATAGGAAAACAACTTGGCAAAAAAAGAAGTACTAGTGTATAATGGTTATAAAAGAAAGGAAATAAATGAGTAAGCCTCATAAATTTTTTGAAAGATATCTTGATAATGATTTAACAAAATTATCTAATTTTTTATTAAAATCATACAATGATATAGAGAGTCAATCTCTAAGAGGTATTAGCAAAATTGATAATACAAAAGACTATTGGCTAAAGTCTCAAAGTACTTCAACAATTAAGTGGAGAGAGTATAATGTTTTTCAATTTTATAACTTTGAGATTTATAATCTATACAATGCTGTTCGTGAAACAGTGAAAGAGGCCTGTGATTATTATGAGATTGATTACGATGCTCAGCAATTTATGATACAGGGATGGTTCAATGTTAATTATAATAAAAAGGGTAAATTAGATTGGCATGATCATGGGCCACATGGTGCCCCAAACTTTCATGGTTACTATTGCGTAAAAGCAGAACCTTCAACAACATATTATAAAATAGACAACGTCCGTGAAGTTGACAATATTAATAAAGATAATAGGCTGGTCATATCTGAAATGGGGCACCCTCACGCAATGGCTGACTGGGACTGGGATGGACCACGTATTACAATTGCATATGACATTGTTCCATTAAAAGATTTGGCCAACAATGGCTTAGCAACTCAACAGCACTGGTTCCCATTATAAAATATGAAAAAAATAAACATCTTTTTATATGCTTATAAAAATAAAAAACTACAAAATATTGTAGATCTTTTAATTGCAAAAAGCAGTAAACAAAATGTTTTATTTTTTGATGTATATGATAAGGATAATGAAGATAAAAGAAAGAAATATTCCAGTTATCCTAATTTAAAATATACTCATGTTTTTTGGGACCATAAAAATGCTGGTCCATATTATAGAAATAAATCAATAGATAATACTTATGATTATTTTTTTGATATTGGAAATCTTCAAGATATATGCCAAGACTGGGACAAGATATTAATTGATATGGTAGATGATGGAGTAGTTTCTATTTCAAACAGTTTGATTAATATGGGATTTATTTTTACTACAAAAAATAATACACATATTTTAAAACAACTATCTTTGTTAAAATTTTATGGACAAGACTTATTGTTATATTATTTATTAAATAAAAATAGTATACAAATAAAAACTTTTGGCGGATTTTGTGCATTAAAAAAAGATACAGTTTTAGAATCTGATTATGTTCCATATTCTTTATATCAAAATTATAATACTGTAATTGATTTGGTAAAATCTGATACAAATTTTATTGAATCACATAAAATAAAGTGGGATTTGTATAAGCGTATGCCGTTTGTAATTAATGATATAGACTATACGAATATTGTCCACAACCTGGATCAACAAAAAAGTGAAAAGTTTCATAAACCAATAAAAACAATAAAGCGAATTTATGATAGTGTATAATAGAAAATTGGAGGAAAAATGAAAAAAGAGCATAAGTTTTTTGATATATTTTTAGATAATGATTTAGAATCTTTGCATTCATATTTATTGCAAAAAAGAGATGACATTCTAGATGAAAAAATATTTGCTTTGTCTGATCAAGAAAAAGAAAAGTTTAGCAAAATCAATGGCCCATCAACACAGTTAGCAAGCAAGTATAATGTTTTTAGTTTTGATCATGATGGTATAAAGAATCTTAAAGATGGTCTTAACAAAACAATGAAGCAGGCATGCAACTATTATGAAATTGATTTTGATGCTGAACAATATATTATTCATGGATGGTTTAATGTTGACTACAAACAAGATGGAAACCATAGTGTTTCTCCAATTGAAGGTGAGCAATATTTCCATGATCATATGGATGGTGTAGGTGCGCCAGTGTTTCATGGATATTACTGTGTTAATGCAGAGCCATCATCTACTTTTTATAAGATTAATAATGAAACATTGTTTGAGAATATAAACAAAAATAATCGTGCAATAGTTTCTGAAACTGGACACCCACATGGTCGAGATGATTGGTATTTTGATTCAGAAAGAATTACAATCGCCTATGACATTACTCCGTTGTCATTTTTAACACAAAGTAAAGATCTTCCAACCAACTGGTCTTATCTATAAATGTTAATCTTAGGTGTAAACGAAACATCCCATGATGCGTCTGTATCATTAATAGATAATGGGAATATTGTTTTTGCTGCACATGCTGAAAGATATAGTAAGATAAAAAATGATTGGTATGTAAATCAAGAATTAATTAATGATGCTTTTAATTATGGTAAACCAGATATGATTGCATACTATGAAAAGCCATATTTAAAAAAATCTAGACTGATGTTTGGCGGATCATCTGATTGGAAGCCGAAGTTTGATCTTCTTGGAATCCCAAGAGTGAACTTTAAGCATCATTATTCTCATGCAGCAGCAGGATACTACACAAGCAATTTTGACGATTGCTTAATAGTTGTTTTAGATGCAATTGGAGAATGGAATACATCAACTATTTGGGTAGGTGAAGGTAAAAAAATTAAACATGTAGAGTCAATTAACTATCCAGTAAGTTTTGGTTTATTTTATTCTGCATTTACTCAGTTAGTTGGATTAAAACCAAATGAAGAAGAATATATTTTTATGGGCATGGCTGGGTATGGAGATTCATTAAAATATTTAAAAGAGATTGATGATTATTTTCCAGTTTTTGATAGACAAAAGTATAATTTTCATAAAGGAATATATGATTGGCCATACAAAATATTAGAGCAAGATAGGTTTGATATTGCTGCTGCAGCACAAAGGGTTTATGAAAATAGACTTATAGAATTTATGAGATATGCAAAACAAAAAACAAAAAAAACAAAGTTAGTTTTCATGGGTGGATGTGCGCTAAACTGTTCTGCAAATACTAAACTATGGAATGTTTTTAAAAACATTTGGATTATGCCAAACCCAGGAGACGCTGGCTCATCTCTTGGTGCAGCAGCAGCATTATATGGAAACCATCTTAATTGGCAAGGACCATATCTTGGTCATAATATTGAAGGTGAATATCCAGTAAAAGACATAGTTGATGGCTTAATAAAAAATAAAATAGTTGCTGTTGCAAATGGTAGAGCAGAGTATGGTCCTAGGGCACTTGGAAATAGAAGCATTTTGGCAGACCCAAGGGATCCTGATATAAAAGATGAAGTAAATAAAATTAAAAAAAGAGAAATGTTCAGACCATTTGCTCCAGTAATTATGGAAGAGTGTGCTGGAGAATGGTTTGATATGAATTTTACTTCTCCATATATGCAGTATGCGGTAAAATGTAAAAAACCAGAACTAATTCCATCTGTTGTGCATATAGATGGAACATCTAGAGTTCAGACAGTTAATAGAAACCAGCATAGAGGTTTGTGGAGGGTTTTAAATAAATTTTATCAGCAAACTGGTGTTCCAATATTATTGAATACTAGTTTAAATATAAAGGGACAGCCTTTGCTTAATGATCAACATGATATAATTGAATGGGAAAAGACATATAACTTTCCTATTTGCAAATAGAAGGAGAAACATGGCAGAAAAAGGTACAGCAGAGGCATTAATCGAAGTTGCTAAAAAAGAAGTAGGAACAATCGAAGGCCCTAAAGACAATGAAACAAAGTATGGTAAATTTACAAAAGCAAACTTTCAACCTTGGTGTGGATCGTTTGTTATGTGGTGCGCTAATCAGGCTGGTGTAAAGGTTCCTAATACCGTTTATACTCCAGCAGGAGAAGCAGCATTTAAGAAGATGGATCGTTGGGCCGATGCTCGCAATGATGATCCAACACCAGGAGATATCATTTATTTTGACTTTCCAGAAGATGGTGTAAATAGAACATCGCATGTTGGTATTTGTATCAAAAACAATGGTGATGGAACTATTCAATGTATTGAAGGAAATACTGCAGGGTCTTCAAAAGGAGATCAACGAAATGGTGGTATGGTTTGTGAAAAGACTCGTGCCTATGTAAAGGATAATAAGAAAAAACTGATCAATGGAATTGTTGGTTGGGGTCGTCCAATTTACAAAGGTGAAGAGGGTCAGCCATTGGCGGTTAAACTTGCAAAGCCTGCAGCAAAGCCAGTAAAGAAGGCAGCAAAGAAGGTTGCAAAGTAAAATGGAATCAAATAAGAGAAGTTTACTAAAAACAATTAGTTGGCAATTTGTCCATATTGGTTTTGTATACGGTCTTATTTATGCATTCACTCGTGAATGGGAATATGCTGTATTGGGTGCCATTGCATATATTGCTTGGGAATCTTGTGCATATTACATTCACGAGCGAGTGTGGGCAAGGTTTAGCAAGAAAATAAAATAATGCCAGACTATGTCTACAAATGTGTTGAATGTAATACACAAATAATTAAAACTAGATCAATTGTAGAGTCAGAGCCACAGTATAATTGTGAAAAATGTAATGTGGTTCTGACTAGACAATATACTCCTTTTGGTGTACAATTTAATGGTAAGGGTTTTTATTCCACCGACAATAAAAGGGTATAATATGTTTAAGATGGATACAAAAGAAGAAGACCAGAAAAAAGAATGGATTCTTACTGCAGAGGATAGATGTGATAAATGCTCTGCCCAAGCCTATGTTAAAGTAAATGGCGTTAATGGTGATTTAATGTTTTGTGGACATCATTATAATAAAATTATGAATGATCCAGTTGGATATGAAAAAATGATGGCATATGCCTATGAATTTGTTGATGAAAGAGAAAGACTTATTGAGCGTAGAAATATTGGGGTTTCATACTGATGAATATAGAAGAGGCTGCAAAGGTTAGATTGTCATATTTTGAAAAAATTGGCAATGGCATTGAAAACATTATTCTAATTAAAAATTTTATTAATAAAGAAGATTTGGCACAAATTCAAGATTATTTAAACAATTTGCCAGATACTGACGAAGAATTTTATGGCCCATTAGACTTAAAATTTGAAAGGGTTGCTAAGGATAATCCTCAGGTAGCATCTATAATTAAAAAATATGAAGAATTAACATTTAATTATATTCAAACTAATTTTGCAAATAAATATGATATTCCGATAAAAAGAGATGCAGTAAATTATTGTCATTTTGTTAAATGGTTGCCAGGAATGCTTTCAAAACTTCATGCAGATTGCGAAAAGCCAGACGGCAGCCCTGCAGTTTATGCTGGATTTAACCAATTAAATATATCAACTCTTGTTTATATTAATGATAATTATGTTGGTGGGTCTATTGCATTTCCAGATCAAAACTTTTCAATCAAGCCAGATGCTGGAGATTTAATTATTTTCCCAGGAAATAGTTCTTATAGACATGAAGTAACTAGGGTAGAATCTGGCAAAAGATATACAATGCCTAGTTGGTATACTTTTGATATTGATGAAACTTTAATTGCTCCTGAAGGAATAGATAGACAATCGTTATTGACAAACTCTAAGCAACTATGGGATAATAATGCTGGAAAGGTTAGATAAAATGACACCAGAAGAAAATATGTTGATAGAATTGTTGGATAAAGGCGCTATTAGGTTTAATGGATTTGATGAAAGTGGCGAACCATTATATCAATTTACAGAAAAATTAAAAGACGTAAACCCTGATTTATATGCTCTACATAATCAAATGCTAAATGTTGAAATAATGGCTTTGTGGGAAAAGGGTTTTGTTGATATGGATTTATTTGAGGATAATCCAACAGTCAAAATTTCTAAGAAAGCCTTTGATGCAAATGAAGTTAATAAACTAGACGATAATTTAAAAATGTTTTTAAAGGAGATTAAGCGTATCTATCGTGAACATCGTTGAAAAGTGATACAATAGTTTTATGAATGATTTTATTGTATCGTTCTTGACAGCATGTTTTGTTTTTGCTATAATTAATATGGTAAGATCAAAGCCAAAAAAAGATATAATTAAATATAGACAAAGTCATATACATAAGATTATCAGTCCATTTTTGCCTGATCTTTCATATGTATATAAAAAAAATACACAATCTCAAAAACACTTAGAATCAAACACTATAGATGTTTTAATAACTGGAGATAGTGCATATTGGGTTCATAAAAATATATTTTATAGAGCAGATGTTGAAGATGGTGAAGTAGATAGATCAACGGCATCTCCTGTAAATACAGATTCTATGTCTCCAGAAGAAATATCAAAAATGTTGGTAATATTGGACAAACTAAAGAGTAGGAAAGAAAATGAAAATCGTGGTACAAGGGACAAATGATTTTAACGACTATCAAGTGTTCCTACGATCTATGGCTATTGCTTTATCATCTATGTCAAAAGACGATGATGAGTATATAGTATATTCAGTTGGTCCAAACGTAGTACATTCTTTTGTCTCAGAGTTTTGCAATATTTCTGAAAAAGGTTTAAAAGCAAGAGGCAAAAAGGTAAAATATTATAAAACAAATCCACAATGGATTGAAGAAAATATCAACAATATTAATTATTTTGCGTATCTTAGTAAGCCAAATCAACATATGTCGAAGTTGGCTTCATTTGCACAATCTAATGATATTGAAGTCAATGTATTCTCATACTAAGGAATAGTCATGCTAGTTTCAAATCTCAATGCCATGGAAAACTTTGTTTCCACAAATAAAAATTTACGATGGGATGGATGGAATGTAATTCATCTTTCAAAATCAAACTCCGCTATGTATAAACCTAATGGAGCATTTATTGATGGACAATGGTATGTTAAAACAACTTATATGCCAGATCGTGATGGTTGGAAAATAAATAAACAACATTTGGAGTCGTAATGAACAAGCAGTTATGGAAAGAAGATGCTGCATGCCTTGACTATGACACTAACTTATTTTTTGATAAGTATGAAGACAATCCTAACATCAGACATGGAATAGATAATGTTTGCTTAGCATGCCCAGTTGCCTCTACATGTTTTGCAGTAGGAATATCTCAAAAAGAGTATGGTGTCTGGGGTGGAGTTTACCTTGATAAGGGTAATATCTCTAGAGAGTTTAACAATCATAAAACAAAACCTAGATGGGCAGAAATCTGGGAAAACTTAACAATGGAGGCATAATGAAAACCGATTATGTAAATTATTCTCAAAATTATTTTAAGCATTTAGATATAAATAATATTGGTAACATTAAAGATCAATGTTTTTATCATTGTGCCAGCAAATTTAACAATATATTTAATGTAGAAGTTATTAATAAATTAACAGATACAGACGGTTTTATAACGATTGTTGTGGTTGATGACAACACAAACATTATGTTTCCTCAACTAATAGATAGTCCTCAAAATAATTTTTTTGCTAATGCTGGGGATTTATTTTCATTTCATAGCAGTGTAGATTACTATGTTGAAGAAGGAAAAACTGTTTTATATTTTAGATTTGGTTTTATAGATAAGGCCAATAGTAAAATTTATGGAGACGGTCCAAAGCAATTTGAAATTACCGCAATCTTAAAGGATGAGTATAAGATAACAATTAACTCAACAAGTTTAGAAGATGCTTTAAATCAAGCAAAAGAGATTCCAATTCATTATTGGGAACATTTAGATCTATATCCAGAATTAGATAAATCTGTTATCCTTAGATATTCTAAATGGGGTAATTTTACTGGTAAGGAACTGTTATGATTATACAAATTATTGGTCTTCCAGGATCTGGAAAAACAACATTGGCAAAAGAATTAAAAGAACATATTAATGCAATTCATCTTAATGCTGACGAAGTTAGATCAACTATTAATATTGATTTGGGCTTTGATATTAAAGATCGTATTGAGCATGCTCGCAGGCTTGGAGAAATTGCTAGGCTTATTTCAAGTCAAGGATTTAATGTTATTGTTGATTTTATTTGTCCCACCAAAGAAACAAGAAGTGCTTTTGGAAAACCAGACTATGTAATTTGGATGGATAGAATTGAAAGCGGTAGGTTTGAAGATACCAACAAAATTTGGGAAAAACCAGAGCACTATGATATTAGAATAGTTGGAAGTGTTGGTGCTGCAAATGAATGCAAGATGATTATTGAAGAACTCAGGTTATTTGATTGGAAGGCTCCAACAACCTTACAACTTGGTAGATATCAGCCTTGGCATGAAGGTCATCAAGCGTTAAAAGAAGAGGCTCACAAGCGAACTGAACAGGTTTTGGTAGGTGTTCGTAATACGCAAGGTACATCAGAAAAAGACCCTCTATCATTTGATCAAGTAAAACATTTTATATCTAAAGATAACAATGAGTCAAATACTCTTGTGCTAAGACTTCCAAACATTACTAATATTATTTATGGCAGAGATGTTGGATATAAGATTGAACAAGTAGAATTGTCTAAAGAAATACAGTCTATTTCTGCTACACAAAAGCGAAAAGAGATGGGCATATGATAGCAACTAGATCAAGGTCTGCAGCAAAAGCAATCACATGGAGAATTACTGGAACAGCAGATACATTTATAATTTCTTTATTGATTACAAAAAAACCAGTTGTTGCTGCAAGCATTGCAAGTCTTGAAGTATTAACAAAAACAATTTTATATTATTTTCATGAGCGTATTTGGAACAAAGTGTCTTGGGGTAGAAAATAATGTATACAGACGCAATGCAACGTGCATTTAGATCAATATTGCCACCAAGGGGATTCATGGTTCACATTATTGATAATGAGCACTTTCTAACTGTTCGTGCAAATGAATCTCAATTCATGAAGTTAGATGAGTTTGAAAAGCGCAGAGCAATAGAGTATATGGTAAAAGTAAAGAAAGCGCTAGAAGATAATGGCGCTATAGTAATGCTAGTAAGGGAGGCAGTAAAGTGAAAAAGTGGATAGGTTTATCAGTTCTTGGTGTATTTGTATCTTTTATTAGTATTATTGTTATTACAGCATCACAGTTGACAAAAGCCTTACAGTCTGATATATTTGATATAGAAGAAGTAGATGAGGAGTTGTTTTAATGCAAACATTTTTGCCACAAGCAGACTTGCATACCTCTGCGTATTTTTTAGATAGTAAAAGATTAAATAAACAAATATTAGAGGGTTATCAAATACTAAACGTTTTGTCTGGCAAGTCTAAGACTGGTGGTTGGCGCAATCATCCAGCAGTTTTAATGTGGCGTGGATTTGAGCGTGGACTATGGGATTATATACAGTCTATGGTTCAAGAAGCAAAGATGCGTGGTATTAAAACAGAAAACAATGAATCTAATCTTAATTATTTAAAAAGTCAGTGCTGGGATAAATGGGGTAGTAACGCTCCATCTTTTTGGAAAGACGAAACAAAATTAATGCGTGTAATAACTACACATCGTGCCAACCTATTTCAAAAAGATCCTATATATTATATTGAATATCAGTCTGCAGTTTCAAGTCCATATAATATTCCGTGTTGTCCAGACCGCAAGATCCCGTGTAAATATTATTGGCCTACACATGAGGAGAAAATATGAATTGGTATTTAATTGGTATTATATCAATGTCTATTATTATGACATTTATGATTTATAGAATATATGTTTTACAGTCTGCATTAACACAAAGTTTGATTGATAATAAGATAGCCATTGCAATGTTAAAAAGCATGAAAGAAGAACTTGAAAAGCAGTCTGAGTTACAAGACGAAAGCAATGAAAGTTTTATCAAGTTCTTGTCTGATTCAAGAGAATGGGCATTTCAATATATAGAAAATACCATGAACACTGTAAATTTAGTCATTGATGAATGCAGAAAAGAAATGAATAAACCCAGAATTGCCGATCTGAGTACTGGAACATTTTTATCACACATCATTGGAAAACTTCTTCCATTAGTAGAAGATCAAAAAAAGGATGCCTAAAAAACCAACTAGATCTTTGTATATAAAAGACGATGAGATAGAAGATAGCGACAAGATTAGTCAAAAACAATTAAACAATGCAAGACTGTTTTCTTGTAGAGAAGAATATATAAAAACACTCAAGCAAAACATCTCATATATGGAAGTTGGAGTTGCATGGGGATATTACTCCAAACTTATTGCAGATGAATGTAATCCTAAATCAATAGATTTATTAGATTGGTATAATCAAGATTTAAAGTGTTGGTCATGGAGAAAGTTTGGGGAATGTCAATGCACCCCAAAGCATACCCTTGAATATGAAGCAGAGGATCATGAACAATATATCAAAGATAAGTTTGCACAATATAACAATGTAAAAACAATTAAAGGAGATGCACGAGACACTTTAAGATCAATTAATAAAAAATATGATTACATATATATAGATATAACAAACGATAGGGACGCAACAAAGACTGTTTTAAATTTATGTGCTGATATGTTAAATCATGGTGGCATTATAGGCTTAAACGATTATTTAATCTACGATGGTATAATTGAAGATATGCCGTACGGAACATTTCAGACAGTGAATGAGTTTTTATCTATTAATAAAGATTGGGTAGTAGATGCTATTGCTCTACACAATCTGGGATTTTATGATATATATATAAAAAGGACTTAATGTGGACAACGAAGAAGTAAATTTTGCTAATAAAAATAGAATTAAATGGAATAATATAACGTTTTCTAAAATATTAAAAGATGCAAAATTTTTTGATAAAAATAATGAGTTATTAGGCAATACGTTTAATACATATGATTTTCAATCTTTAAGTCCAAAAGGATTTGATTATAACTGGAATAGAGCATTTTTTCAACATCCAGAAATGGTAATGAATGAATGGAAAGAAAAGTTTAATTATACTTTTCAAAATAATAAGCATATGTTTGATTTAATTCCACCAGAAAATGTTAGAGAAGCAGCAAAAAATTGGAAAATACAATATGCATATAATTTGCACTTTTTTAGATGTGATGAATTTAAAAAAGATCATGATGGAATGCATATTGTTTTTTCTGGTTGTTCAAATACCGAGGGTGTAGGATTAAACATATCTAACGCATGGCCAACAGTATTATACGATTGGCTTAAACAAAAAAATAATTTATCTGGATATTTTAACCTTGGTCGTGCTGGTCATGGACATGTAAAAATTATAAGTGATTTTGTAAATTATGTAAATAATTATGGCGCACCACAATATTTGTTTGTTCTCATGCCAAATCTTTTAAGAAGATTTGTTTGGAATAATGCAAAAGATCAGGGTTGGCATTTTATGCAGAATGATCCTATTACAGATATTAATATAAATACATTTTCTCAACAATATAATTCAAAAGAATATCAACAGTCATTGCCAATGTTTATATATAATTGGTCATTATTTGAAAATTATTGTAAAAGTATAAAAACAAAATTGATATGGTCTACATGGGATCAATATGATTCTATTGCTTATCACAATAGTAATTTTTTTAATGAGTCATTTTTTTTAATAGAGTCTATGGATCTTGATTATATAAAAGTTAAAAGGCCAGACTTAAACCTAGAAAAAGATGATATCAATGCTAGGGACTTACATCCAGGAAAACTTCAACATTTAAAATGGGCTGAATCATTTTATAGCAATATAATAAAAACAAACAGAGGTGATTTTAATGTTTAAAAAAATAATACTATTTTATAAAAAACAAAAAATTAAACGTGAATTAAAAAAACCACGTAGATATATTTATTGATTTAGGCTATAATGGTATATGAGGGTAGGTGATTAAATGAATCAAGCACAACTAAAGGCTATGGGAGCCTCATACGGACGTTCTGTTCTTGCTGGTGTAGTTGCACTATATACTGCAGGTGTTACTGATCCAAAGGACATGTGGGCCGCTCTAGTGGCTGCTATTGTTCCAGTAGTTCTTCGTGCAGCAAATCCAAAAGATCCATCATTTGGAAAGTTTGATGCAATCGCAAAAGATGTTGACGATGCCATGAAGAATATTAAGCCAGTTAAAAAGAAGGCAGCAAAGAAGCCTGCAAAGAAAGTTGTAAAGTAGTATGATTATCAGACAAGGGCGAGAGTTAATCTTGCCCCTGTTTTATTTTAAGAGGTATGATGCAGTTTGTTTATGTATGTAAAGATGGGCCTAATGAAGAGTTAAGGTATTCTATTAGATCTGTTATTAAGCATGTTAATAATCCAGAAATAATTTTAGTAGGCGGTAAGCCAGATTGGTATGTTGGAAATTTTATAAAAGTTCCACAAATAAAAGGAAAATACAAGAATGTTTTAAACAATTTAGATTCTATTTGTAATAGTAATGTTGTTGACAATAATTTTATATTAATGAATGATGATTTTTTTATTTTAAATAAAATAAACTCTGTATTACCATTAAATGGTGGTTTGCTATCAGATAAAATAGAGTTATACAAAACCCTTGATCCCTCATCATCTTATACAAAAAATCTTATTAAACTATATAACAATTTAAAAAAGCAGTACAAAGATCCATTAGATTATGAATTACATGTTCCTATGCCATTAGAAAAAGATAAAGTTTCCATATGTTTGTCAAAAAATAATCAAATGATATTTAGATCAGTGTATGGAAACATGTTTAATTTAGGAGGGGAGTCAATATCAGATGTAAAGTTTTATTCTAAAGGACCTCTTGTGCCAAAGTCATATAATATTGAAAATATATCATTGCCATATCTTTCATCTGCACCATCATCATTTGAAATAGTATATGAAAAAATATTAAAAGACACGTTTGTAAACAAAACAATACATGAAAATGATTAATCATTAAAAATTTTTATATATTTTTCTTTTAAACTTTCCGGATTAAATAGTTCTTCAGCGATAGAAATGGCTTTATACTTGTCTTTTGTTTGGTCTAATTTATTAACATATTCATCAATAATTTGAGCAAAATGTTTTGGATCTGCCCCATAAACATCTATCATTGTTTTTGTTTTAAACTCAGTTATAAAATTAGAATCTATTAGCCATTCTTCAGGAAGAACTTTGTTGTTAGGCTCTATATTTGTCATAAAAACTGGCAGGGCACTAAACAAAGACTCGTTCATTGGTAGACATAGTCCCGCATATCTTCTGGGCAAGACCATAGCATCAAATCCAAGATACATGTCTTCTCTATTAGCAATGTTTTGATAATCAATTGTTACTCTATTATCATTAATCTCTATTCCTAAATTGGTTTGAGTTCTTATAGTAAGTTGATAATCTGCTTTAGAGTACTTAAGCATTTCAATTACAGAATTTGTTCCATTTCTATCCATTGCTGCTTTTTTGCCAGCAATATGTAATATTTTATTATGTTTATTTTTTATATTAATGCTTTTAGCATTTTCAAATATTTTAGGATCTGTTGGTGGTGGTAAATAAATAACTTTTGCTTTTTTGCCAAACTTAGACTGTACATTTTCTATTTTCCATAAACTTGGAGAAATAAGAACATCTGGTAAAGCCATATTCTTTTTTGAAAGGTTGCCAAACAATTCATAATTATATTGAAGAATTGTTTTAATTCCCTTTTCTTTAGCAGTAAGGATAAACTCATCATTATTATAAAAAGTTTCACAACTAAAAACAACGTCTAAGTCTTTTAAAAATTTTTCAATATCCCTAATAGTTGGAATTCCAAGAACATTTACCACTTCGTAATCTTTATACCATTCTGGATGTTGTTCATTATTGTTATGAGGAGAAAAATCTATTAGCATTACTTTGCTTGGTTTTAACATGTCTGTTAATTGTTTTGTTTGATATCCAAGTCCAGTATTATCAGATCTTGCAATAATGCCAAGTCTCATTCGGTATACCCCCATACATCATCATCTTGTGTAAATTTTCTTGTGCCCTTACGCCCATCTAGATGATAAGATCTTTTAATATTGTTTTTTGGATGATAAATCCAAAGTTTATGTTTGTCCCAACCTTCTTTATCAAATATACCGTAGGGTAAAATATCATCTTGGATAATGCCATGTATTACATCTTCTATAAAACAACAATTTTTTAGTTTTGATAAAATTTCATTTCTATAATAAGACACAAGAGATAGGTGTGGTCTTTGACTCCACTGTGCAGTTTTCATAAAATCATCATCAAGACCAAGCATTAAATGTTTATGAGGTAGTGGGATTGATGCTTCAAAATGAAACCTAATTGTTTTTGCTTTATCATACTCCAGCATATCTAAACATTTTTGCCAGTCTATTTCTTCATCAACAACCAATGGTGCATCACCTTCAACGTAAAGCAAAACAGATGTTCTAATTAAGTCAATGGTTTCTTTCATCATGGTTGATTGATGACAATGATAATCAAAAATTATAGGTAATACATTTTTCCATTCATGCAAACATTTCCATAGCACCCTGTTTTTAAACTCATCATAATCATTTTTTCTATTTAATCTTTCATCACGCAATCCATCTATTTGTAATATAATTTCATTATCAGGAAAGTGATGTCTAACTGAATTTATTGTTTCGTCTAATATAGATGTATCTGGATGATCTGGAAGCACAGAAGTAACAACAACAATAGTTACATCATTTTTATGCATATACTTCCTCCATAATCTTAATTGCAAAATCTCTTTTATATTTAATCCACCAAGCAACTATCTTATGCATGTTGTTTGGATACTCTTTAAATATAGAATTTACTATTTCCGGTAATTCAGACCAGTTGCTCGTTGATGGAAATGTATTAACTTGATCAAAAATATATTGATAAAAATTTTCTTTTTGTCCTTTAGAATTTTTTAAATCTGCTATTGGTACACACAACATTTCTATCGCTTCAAAAAATCTAAAAGAGTCAACGCTTACTACTCCTGCAGGTGCGGGTGCAATTTTAGCACTAAATAAGTCTTTGTAATAATCTTTAGGAGAAGATCCTTTTGCAAATCCATCTGTTGGTTTATATATTGAATTGTTTAACGATGTCATAATAGAAGCAAGTTGTTGCCTCCTTTGATGTGTAATTTGTCCAGCAAAACAAACATCATATATTTTTTGTGAATATTCTGGAAGATTGTCTTTAATGTGTTGTGGAGCACCAATTGGTAGTTTGTTATATTCTTGATGTGTTTTGTTTGGGTACTGTATCCAAATAGATATATTGCTATGTTTAATTTTATCAACATTAAACAAATTTTCTTCATCTCCAGTAATAAAAAGAACAACTCTTTGTATATTATTTAGTTCTTTTCCTATATCATTTTCTTTGCCAGCATTGCCCTTTCCAGGTATAACTACAAAAGCCCTTTCGTCTTGTGGCAATGCATCAACAACAACTTCTTCTATTTTATTTTTTTCAAATGTTTGTTTTAAAAATCCATAGTCCCACTTTCCATTAGCAGAGTCAAGTGGATCTTTAGAGTATATGTATGCTTTAAGATGGTTCATAATAAAAATGAACCTCATGTTGATAATCTAGTAGTGTTTCTTTATATCCAATACCTTTAATAAATTGTCTTAAATCATAAAGATATTCTTTCCAATACATCATCATAAACTCTGGGTGACCAGATAACCAAATTTTTGGTCTAAACTCTCTCATTGTTTTTTCTGCTCCACCCAAAACACGCCATTCACTTCCTTCGACATCTAATGATATTGCTGTTGGTGGCTTTAATCCTTTTTCATAAACCAATGTATCTATTTTTGTTTGACCATACTTGTCTGCTTCATACTGTAATTCTTTGAAGCCATGCGCTGCTTCTATTGGAGAATCAGCCTCTGGAGGAAATTCATTGTAATAGATTCTTGCTAATTTGTTATCCTTATCTGACGCAAAACCTGGCAAACATGCAAGTGGTTTTTTTAAATTATTTGCACTCCAAAGCAATGGAAAATGTGACCATACTTTTGGGTTTGGTTCAAATAAAACGACTTCTGCTCCCCACATTTGACATAGTGCTGGCATCTCTCCTTCTTCAGCACCTACATAATAAACTACATCATCTTTTCCTATATTATTATGCATTGATTTCAGCCTAGGCTTTTCCCATCCATGATCTTGATACCAGTCTGGTCTTGCAGCACGATGTTCGGGTAGCATAATTTCAAACTCACCATTAATAATTGATTTAATCATTTTTGTCATATATTTAATTCCTTTAATATTGATGACCATCTATCTATATATGTATGTTCTTTTTTAGTTCTTAAATGACCCATCATTCTAATTGCTTCTCGTTCTTCTGGATGATCTAAGTAATAATTTATTTTGTTTGTTAAATCTCTTAAATCTCCATGTTTATAAAATACAATTTCTTTTTTATCATAAAAATAAACGTCTAACCCCTTTATGTCTGGGTATATGGTGAAGCCACCACGACCAGTACTTTCAAATAATCTATCGCTTGTATAGTATGGATAACTAAAATTAATGTTTAGGCTATCCCCAACTGCTATTTTGCTTTTTGCATAAATGCGATTTAAGTCTTCCCCTCTAACTGTTCCAGTATCGCCATCGCCACCAACATGTAAAAATCTTTTGCCATAAGTATTTCGTAAATGATCTATGAGTTGTGGTCTATAGGGGTATTCAGGATGATATCTTTTGCTACCAACAAAAATGACATCATAGTCAAACTTATCATATGCATAGTCTGGATGAATATAACATTCTTTATCATACACTCCAGCGGGCAAGAAGTGTCCTTTGACATTTGTATTTTTATTAAACCAATCTGCCATCAGTTTGTCTGTAGCAAAAAAGTGTCCGATTGTTTGATAAAAATTATCTTCTCTAAGGTCTTTTTCTCTTTCTAATCCAAGCCATAGGTCAAGGTGATATGTCATTGTAGGTATTTTAGATATTTTTAATTGCTCAAGAACCATGCCCATTCCCATTCTTCCAGGAGTATTCCAGCCATGAGTGTGTACCCAAATAAAAAGATCTGATTTTAATGCCTGTTCTAATACTACAGAATCCTTGATAAATCTTTCCTGTAGCCTACATACTGTATGGCCTAACGATTCTAAAGAGTTTGCATGATGATTTTCACTGCTATATGAAACTTCAAAATTTCCTAAAAATACTATATTTGCCATTACTACCTTTCAACTATAACAGTATATCAGAATATCCTATTATTGATTTATTTTTTTTGCCTGTTTATAATAATCAAAAATATAGTCGCCCTTTATGGTTGCAGGTCTTTTAAGATTATTTTTTTTAGACTCATCAATAAAATGAAAAAACAACATATCTATATAGTCATCATTTTTAAATACTGTTGGGGTACGCCAATGAATATAGTCTGATGATTTAAAGATAAGAGCATCATTGTCTTTAAGTATATATTCTTTATTTTCAATAATTAGTGGCCAACTAATATTAGACCTTAATTGGTAATCTATGGTAAAGTCTGTATTAGATTGATCAATGTGTGGCAAAAGTCTTGGCGCTCCATATTCTAAAGAATATCTGGCAAACATAAAGGTATTTGGTATTGCTGTTTGGCTAATTCCTTTTGCATACCAATAGGCTCTTGCATATATTTCTTCAGGAATTTTGTGAATATTAAAATGCATTACTATTCTTCCAATATTTTTTTGCAATACAATCACTTCAGTATTAACATCAATGCTGTCGTTAGGAACAATGGTCTGTCTATGTTTTAATTCATTGTCAATATAAGTAGAAATTAATTCTATTTCTTTTAAATTAAAAAAATTATTTTCTATTTTAGTTTCCATTTGTTCCTTTGCATATTATAGTTAATAATGGTTCATACCCATGCTTTTCAGAATAAAAATTTTTAACTACTTCTAACATTTCTTTAGTTCTTCCACGATAAATTTTTTCGTTTGGTGTGGTTAAATTAAATGCTAATGTAATTAGTCTATCCCCAAAAATATCATCAATATTATTCATTAAAGAAATCATGTTTTGATTTCTATCTAAAAATACCATTGTTCTAAAACCATCTTTTAAAGAAATAAGAATATCTTTTTTTTCTTCTTCATTAAGCATAAAAAATGGTTGAAAAACAAACGATCCTCTTTTTTTATTTCCCTTTGTATTATCTGGGCTATCTATTCCAGAGGCAACATATGCAGTAGTTACAATGCTAGGACCTGGTAAAATTGTTATTTCATATCCTGCGTCAACAATTTTTTCAAACAAACTTGCCCCAGGATCTTCTATAAACATACACCCATATTCTGATACTGCCAACACTTTTTTATTTAACGATAAGGCATCAATAACTTTATTATGAATAATATTCATTTGCTCTGGGCTTTTGTTTATATAGTTATATTCAATAAGTTCGGCATGTGTTTTCCACCCAGCCTCGTGACATTGCATTTTGAATGTTCCGATTGACTCACAAAAAATAATATCAGCAGTATTTATTGCATCTAACATTCTTAGGGTTATGTCTTGATAATTACCTATGGGCATTGTTCCAAC